CAAATTTTATCGTGTTTGATCAGTTCATAAATATGTATAAGATTTATTTCTGTAATTTTTTTATTAAATAGTTCAGTAATCTTTAATACGGAAGACTTAGGAATATTGTCATTAGAAAGCTTCATAAGCTTATAATTCAAAATATATTGGTTTATATTGTCTGATAGTAATCTGAATGCTCTGGCGTCATCTGTGTGATCGTGGGAGTAATCTAGAACGTTATCTACGGTGTATTGTTTGTCTTCATTTAAGAAACTAAAATGCTTGTTTATATTCTTAATTCCTAATCCCTTTATTCCCGGTACATTATCACTTTTGTCACCAACCATAGATTTATATAAGGCAAAGTTATTTGGACTAACGTTAAATCTTGTTAATACATTTTCTTTTGTGACAACTTCTTTTTTAATAGGATTCCAAACTTTTACTCTATCATCAATTAGCTGATAAAAATCTTTATCTGAAGAGATGATAAATAATTCCTGTAGTTCTTTTTTATTTTTACATATATCTATTAAACAGCTTATTGAATCATCAGCTTCAATGCTATCTATACATATAAAAGTTATAGGAAGATTTTTTAAATATTGAACAATACGCAATAATTGATATTGCATTTGTTTTCTTTCTTCTTCTTCATTTTCCCACTTATAAGCTCTGTTTAATCTTGTACCAGATCCACGGTTTTCTTTATAATCAGGAAATATTTTTTTTCTTCTTTTAGAAGAGTCTTTACCATCTAAAACAATAAAAATACGAGTGGGTCGTAATGCTCTAATAGAAACCCCCAAAGTATGAAGAAAACCGACTATTCCACCAACATGGCGTCCATCTTCATTTGTTGTAGGCATTACAACCCAAATTCGTATGAAATTATTTAAACAGTCAACAATTAAAATTCTAGAATTTAAAGTTAAATCTTTTTCTTCTTTATGTTCTTTTTCTATTATTTTAAGAAGTTCTTCAAATTTTTCATTCATCAATCTTCTACTGTTTCGTCAATTTCTATTTTAGATTTATCTATATTTTCAGAATTTCTGTCTACGTATTTCATAATGATTTTATCTGCAAGATTATCATACAACAGCTGTTTCTTTTGTGGATTATTAATTATTAATTCTTCGAAATTTGGGTTTTGAAATCTTGTCATTTCTAAATCGTTTTCTATCATATACCACCCTTTTACTTCTTTAAATTTATTATCTTTATTTTCTGACTTAGTTTCATCTTCTAATTTTTTGGCTTTAATAATAGAACCATATTTTTTTCCTGTTTCAAACCAAGTTGTAGAATTATCTAACCCTCTATCAAAATAAACATCATAATCACAAGATCTAAAAGATGGACCTAATTTACTTTTTATAACTTTACAGTTACCTCTAATACCAATTATATCAGTGCCACTTTTTAGTTTGCTTATATTTTTTAATCTCAATCTTAATGATGCATGAAATTGTATTGCCTTTCCGCCTGATGTTGTATACGGATCTCCAAATGTTACTCCAATATTTGATCTTAATTGATTTGTAAAAATTAAAGCTATTTTATGATTAGCTATTACTTTACCAATTTTCCTCATAGCTTGTGATAATATTGTTGCCTTTTGAGTAGCAAACCCTTGTTTATCATATGTTCCCTCATCTTCAACTTTATTTGTTGCACCCATAATAGAGTCAAGAGCAATGGTAACTAATCTATCACTGTTTGCTTTTCTAACACTCTCAATAATGTTTTCTATAGTCTGGAATGCGTCTTCTATAACTGGTATTGGAGCATAAATCATTTTACCTAAATCTAATCCTATTGCTTTCATAAATTCTCTATCAGCAGAATGTTCAGTATCTATTAATACAGGAACTCCATTCTTTTTTTGAGTTTCTAATAATATATGATGAACTAATAAAGACTTGGCTGTGTTATGATTCAACATTCCATTTCCAAAATAACATTGATCATCATAATTTTTTTCATCTATTACTATATCTACAATTTTATATTTTCCAATATAATTTACTGCTTTTACTAAATGATAATTATCGTCATCACATAATATTTTAGTTTCATTTGGTATCAATTCGAGTGTTTTTACCCACCCAGAATTAGTAAAAAATTGATGTTTTTTTGCTACATTTTGTTTATAGTTATTTTTTAATATAACTTGCCAAGTATCTAATAATCCTTTTTCAATGTATTTTTTTATATATACGTATTCTCCATTTTTTGATTTAACTTTTATTTTTTTATTTTCTTCAAGTAATTTTTTTATTTCTTTAATTTCTACTTGCATAATTTTAATAATCTTTCTTTCTGTTTTGAATTTAATATAATTAAATTATTTTTTATTAAATTTAGAATTTTATTTTTATTTAAAATATTTTTTATATCATAAGTTTCTTCTGTTATATAATTACATTTTAAATTAAATTTGTTACAATATTCTTTTAATGCATAAAATTTAAGTTTATTTAAAGATAAATTGATTAATACTTTGGGTTTGATTTCATATATATTGTTTTCTATAATAATGTCTGGATTATATGTTTTTTTTGTGTTTTTATATTTAAAGCTTATTCTATGTTTAGATAATGAAAAATTTATATTATTTTCTATTAGATAAATAAAAATTGATAATTCTAAAGAACTTCTAAATAAAATTTTTTTACCATTATTAATTAAATGACCAAATATTCCTCTACCTGATAAATATGATGGAGATCTTCCATACATTGAAGTTCTTTTTGTTTTTCCATATAATTTTTTAAGATGTATATAGTTATGAAATTGATTTATATTTTTTAATTTTAATTTAATGTCTTTAGCAAAATCATTATTCTTTAATCCATCTATATATATCCCTTTAGCATCATTACTTAATTCTGGTAAAGCATTTTTTCTATCTAAAGCATTTTGATGTAATCTTTGTGCATTTTTTTTAAATTGATTTTTAGCTTTTATAGCATTTAATATTTTACCATTATTTTTTGCATTTTCAAAAAAATTATAAAATTTTAAATAATTAGTTATAGGAATTGGACCAATTTTTGTTATTTTGCATATATCAGTTATAGACTTTCCGTTTTTTATTTCTTCTCTAATCAGTTCTCCAAAATTTTTATTAATATTGTTGAATCTTTTTATTCTTTTTAATTTTTGATATTTTTTTAATTTTATAGATTTATTTCTTTTGTTTGTACCATTTAATTTGTTCTCTAATTTAAGTTTTGTTTCATCTTTGGATATTTTAAATCTTTTTTTTAGTGTTTTTTCATATATATTATAAAAATTATATTCTTTGACTGTTTGTAAAATTATTCTTTCATTTTTTATATTAAAAATTTTTGCTATTTCAAATCTATTTTTTCCTTCTATCAGTAAGTTTTTAATTTTATTCCAATTATCAAATTTAAATTTACAAATATGATAATGCGAATTATAATTATTTTTACTAATTATTTTATTACACAATTCACATTTTATATAATTTACTATCAAAAAATTTCTCCATATACTTATTTTTATTATTATATAAATATATGGATTTTGAAATTTTATTCAATTATTATATCAATAATTGTATCTTCAGAAACACAACTTTCTAGTCCGTTTATTTCTGTAATTCTTCCAACAGGAATTCCACCGTTTCTTCTATTTGATATTACCATATCCATGATTGGGTCTCCAATCGAGACCCAATCTGTAATGTCTGATGGATTCCATTCTGGATTATCAAGAAAATATGCACTAAAAGGACTTTCAGAAGAATTTATAACATTATATACTGAAGAAATTAATTCATCATGAATTTCACTTTTTTTCTTCATTTTTATTTCTTAGGAAATAATTTATCAAAAGCTGCAGATGCTTTATCGACATCTTCATTTTTTACTTCTTCTTCATCATTACTATTATTTGAAATTTCTTTTTCTTCCTTACTATTTTTGTTCTTTAACCAATTTTCTAGAATATCTTTCAGTTCGTCATATTCCAATTCTTTATAGATATCATTGATATTTTTTTGTTCATCAAGATATTTTTTAATTAATTCTTCAGAGTCTGAAAGTGGACTGGTATTTCTTTTTGTTCTAATTGAAGTTTTACCAAAATTGTTTCCTGCCTCTTCTGGAGTTTGATAAGTTATTACTAAATCAGTTCCATTATTTATATCAGAAATATCACCGTAATCTGGATCTGACATAATTTTTAGAATTTCTTCATAAGTAGTTTTACCAAATTGCCAAAATCTTATTCCCTCATCTTCCTCACTTCTTACTAAAACTGGAACAAATATTCTCATTTTGGCTCTTAATGTTCTGCTTAGTGCATAATCATTTTTATCTCCAGTTGCAGCTAGTTTATCAGCAAACTTTTCAAAGGGGTCTGGATTTCCAAAGGACTTTGGGGAAATATAATTTTTATTGTCTATACCATAGTGGAAAAATAATTCTATAAAAGGATACTCGGCGTGTTTATATGGAACTATTCTTACTGTGTGTTCTCCTGTAGGCTTCCACATCCCAGAAGTTCTCTGAGATGAATCTTGTAACCCTTTGAGTGTTTTTCGAACTTTATCTAAAAGTTCTTTGTGAGATCTTGTCTTCATTTTTTATTACTCCCATTATTTAATGTTTAATAATTTATTAGTTATCAGTTAATATTTTAATGCATAACCAAATAACCAATTTTTAATAAATATAAAAAAAAATTCTACAATTCAACTATTTTAAGTAATTTAGTATTAATTTTTTTGAATTCATTGTTGTCTATAACTAATATTGAATTTGAATAATTATTCCAGTCAACTAAAAATTTTTTATCTAATATTCCATCGTTAAGTAGAGTAATAAGATGATTCAAAGCATTTATAGTATAGAGAGTATTGGAAATCTTTTTCCTGTGAACTGAAATTGTATTTATAGGAATAGTTTCAACTTTGATTTCTTTTGAGCTGTCTATATTATAGCTACAGATTAGTTTATTATTCTCATTAACACTCTGTAAAATAAATATTTTATCAAATAGAATTGTATAAGAACTTTTAATAGATTCAACTATTTTATCTAAATTCTTACTGTCTGTAAATGTTATTAGTAATTGAGAAGTAAACATTTAGTTTTATAATGTCAACATTTATTAATAATTTTTACGCGATATTTCTTATTATCATATTCAAATTCTTCTATACCTCTATTATTCTTAGCAGAAGCAATTGCTTTACTAAGAATTTTGGCTCCGCTGTAAGAATTAACTAATTTTTTAGCTACACCTTTTATAGGAGCTGCCATACAATTTCCTTTTTATCATTTTATAATAAATATATAAATTATACAATTTTTATTAAGTTTTCATAATCTTTTCCATATAATATAGAAACAGGAAATTTATGATCTTGTTCAATTATGTCCTTGATTTTTAAAATAAAATCTTTTCCATCATTTAAATTAAAGTCAATAAGTACTGAATCATAAATATATAATACAGTTTTTGATTCATAGTTTTCCATAAATTCGTATAATTTATCGAGCATTATCATATTGTTCTCAGTTTCATATGCCTGTAAGTAATAATTAAAGAGTTTATTTGGAGTAATATTTTTAATGTTACTAATTTTCTTTTTGAATAATCTAGTTTCTGTGTAACTATTTTCTTTATAAAATCTATATAGTTCGGTGATAAATTTTTGTGTCTTATAAAAAAATGGAATACTTAAAAATTCTTCCGGAATATTACCATAAATAATTTCAAATAAAAGTTGTTTAGATTGTTTATATTCTTCTTCTGTTAAATCATCTTTATTGAAAAATATTTTGCCTAAAACTTTATAAGGATGTTCTTTAAATTTTTCACCAATAATATCAGCAATTAAATAGAAATGATATGCGTTATAATCTATTAACAATAAATAACCACTGTCGCTAAATCGACTTATAAAATGCTTTCTTGTTCCGTCATTTTTATTCATTGCTACAAAGTTAAATCCGTTATATGTACATGATGGTCTTTCTGTAGACGTATAGGGATTGTATTTGTAAAAAATTAACTCATCAGCATTATCAGTCTTTATTCCATTTCTTTCAATTCTATAGAGATTATTTAATAATAAAGAATTCATTTTATTGTAAGTATCTGATTCTAATATATTTTTGTTTTCTAATAATTTTAATATTTTATCTTTAATGTTATGCAAATATTCTATATGTTTTTGTAATGGAATGATTAAATTATTCTCACTGTTATTATAAAATTTTCTATAAATAAACTTGTGAGCTTGTGTATATTCATAAAAATTATTTTTTAATTTGTTGCTAATAATATAATCTAATAATTCCATATCTTTCCAAGTTTCATCTAATTCTTCTTTAAAATTATGCTGAATATTTCTCTTGTCTATTATAAATTTTTTATTTTTAGACAATTTAATTAATGACAATAATTTATTTACTTCTTCATTTGATATATTTAAACAATCTGGATGGTTGATTGGAACAACAAATTCTTCATTTTTTGATATGTAAATAATAGAAATATTGTTTAGAATAGGATGGACTTTGTCATTATAAAAAATAGGAATTAAGATAAAATCATTAATTTCTGTTTCTTTTATTAATTTTAGATATGATTCTTTAGATTCTGTTATTAACAAATGTAACCTTTTTTAAATAAATATAAAAAAAATTACAAAAAATTTTAATTTTTATATATTTATTTTTGTCCCTCTAGTATTAAAAAATTAAGTTAACTATAAACTAAAAGTTCATTAATTTACTTCTTAAATTCTGTTAATTTATTTTCTAATAGTTTTTTTATTCCCATTAACTGTATTTCAGCATCATTCAATATATTTAAATTAGTATTAATAATATTATCTGTATTTCCAGTAATTTTCCATTTAATGCTTAAATTTGAGTAAAATGGATCTGATTGAAATTTGTTAAACTGAGCTGTATCTACTTCTAATATTTTAGATTTAGGATTGTTTACCTGTCTTAGAAAATATCTTGTAAAATATCCATTATTATAGTCAGCTTCTTTTGGTAAAGTCTTCTTTTCTTTAGCATAATCGTTTGCGGGAGCATTAGTCAATTTTTTATAAATTTGAATAGTTATTACATTTTCTTTGCTTAATTTATTGATTATAATTTTACTTGGTAATAATTCTATTATTCCGCTTGGCAGTGAAACGATAATTTCTTCTATAAATTCTTCTAATGTGAAGTCTGATATAAATAAAGTTTCTATACTAATGTCACTATCAATATTCACGTTTCTTATTAATCTATCAATTATATTTGTTGTAGCATTTAAATTTGCTAATATTTGTATTGAATCTGTTGTACGACATAAAACATAAGTATTTATTGAGGAACTTTCAACTAATTGAATAGTTTTTATTAATCTATCTATTTCTAAGTTTGTATTGACATTTAAATCAGCTGATATATTTACAAAATTTCCTTTTGTAATATTACAGGTTATCAATGTTGTGCCAGTAATATCACTGTTTAAATTTGTCTCTTTTATAAGAGTGTCAATTATTTTAGTGGTTGAATTTAAACTAGCTAATAATTCTATTGAATTTAATGTTTTACACGATATATAAGTGTTTGTTAATGAACTCTCAGTTAATTGAATTGTTTTTACTAACTTATCTATTTCTAGACTTGTAGAAATATTTAAATTAGCAGATATGTCTATAGGATTTGCTGGATTTCCAGTCGTGATATTACATGTTATTAATGTAGTACCGTTAATACTACTCACTGGAAGCGAATCAACAGTTAATTCTAAATTTAATAAAGTGTTTATAGAACTTGTTTCATATGTTATTATGTTTCGTATTAATCTATTGTTTATAAGTGTGTTTATTGATGAAGTAGAAACTAAATTAATTACTGAAGATGTTTCATATACTGCATAAATAGCATTTAAAAATTGTTGATTAGTTGATGTTGAAGTGCCCCATGGATTGACTAAAGAAGTATTATTTGTTGAATTATAATGATGTTCTTGTGTTGCATCAGCAGTAGTATCTATAGAAGATGCTGTAGTTGTATTATCAATTTGTAATGCCAGCCAATAAGTAGTTCCAGAAACTATTGCAATATTTAACCCAGATGCTGTTTTCCATCCAGAAATTGTTCCTTTAGCAACATCACCGCTGGAACCAAGTAAGACATCTGGCTGATCACTTCCAGAATGGCTGTAGATTCCTATCTGAAAATTTGCTGCATCACTATTGTTCGACGCCCAATATCCCATTTGTGTAACTGAGCCATTAATAGAAGAAATTACACGAAATGCTCGTGAAGTATTATCTGTTACAATACCTGCACCAGCAGGATCAGCTGTTGGTGCTACAGATACAAATCCACAATTTGTTCCTAATACTAATGCCATATTTTATAAGACTGTTGTAATTGGAATGTTTCTAATTATTTTACTATTAATAAGTGTCAATATAGAACCCGTGGTATATAAAATAAAAGAATTACTTTGACTTTGAAATTCATATGCACCAAGATCAAACGTTCCTAATCTATTAAAATGCAAAATATCACTATCAAATAATGAAAATGAAGTATTAAGTGATATTGAAGTGGCATAATTAATAGCTGGAGAGCCTGATTGTAGGCCAAAATTTATAATATTAAAATTAGAATCAGAAGGCTGTAAATAAAAATTAGATGATGATATGTCATAAAATAATGGATCTAAGTGAATATCATTTGCTCCTGATGTCCAACTTAAAGCATCATATATTGAATTACTATAGGATAAATTATAGTCAAAAATACTTCCATGATTGGTACCACCAACTTGCAAACCTCTTGCACCAAAAACAGTAATATTATTTTTAACTGTCACATTTAATTGAGATGATCCCTTAATTCCACTATCATATGAACCATGACATGTATTAAAAACAATAATATTTGCATCATTTCTAAATGAATGAGATGTTGCTGATATTCCCACTCCACAGTTATACATTAAATTATTATATACATCACAACGTTTTGCAGCATAAACAGCAACACCAGCCGCTGATGCTGTTGGGGGTTTCCATCCGCTTGTGCTCCAAATTACATTCTTCATTATATTATTTCTTACTATACAATATTCACATTCCCATTCATAAGCATCACTGGGAGCATCAGTTATGCCAGTCCAAGAAATTGGAATATCAAAAACAACACCACTCCCATCACCACTTCCACACCAGTCAATTATATTATCTTCTATTATAACATGTTCCCAACCATGCGTCTGAATGCAGTTAAATCCTTGTGCTACTTGAAGTCCACCATCACTATATCTATATCCACTTGATATTATTATATTTCTAGAAACATTTGATTCAGTAACTGATCCAGATCTTGAACTTAATAAAGATAATCCTACTATTTCTCCTTCTATATATTCAAAATAATTATCAGTTATTTGCCAATTATATGAACTACTTCTCGGATAAATAAAATCAGGATCGCGATAATAATTAATTGCTTGATTATTTATATTTTTAAAAGAATTATGTGTTATAAATATATCTCTTGCCAAGCCCTCTGATCCAAACAAACCTCCAGGAACAAATCCATCATTAAATCTCTGCAATCCCTCATCAGGTGGTACTGCATGATCATATTGAAAAGTCATTCCAAGCCCACGGCCACCGCTTTGTGAATAATTCGTATTATTATTTAATGGAATTCTGCTATCTAAATCATGAAAATTATTGTGACTTATATATATATGATGAGTATCAACATGCGAATTATTTCTATTTAATAAAAACTTTATTCCTTCTCTAGTTCCTGTAAATTCTGATCGAGTTACTATTAAATTTGCCACATCTTGAAAAAAAACCATGCCACCCCTCTCATCATAAACACCCCATCTTGTAGAATCTACTCCCCAATTATCAAATTTACAATGATCTATTTCTATATATTGACAACCTTGACCAAATCTTATTAAAGCTGTTGTCCAATTACCTGATTGTGAAAATTGAACATCTGTTATATTTAAATTTTCAAATTTTAAGTATTTTCTTGAGCTATTAATATCTATTACTCTTTGTAATTCGCCACCACCACTTAAATCAGGCTTGCTTCCACTTCCATAAGCACCAAACGTTATATATCTACTTTGAGAGCCCTCAGCTGAGATTGTAAATGATTGAGTTGGCCATAGAACACCTCTTTTGAATAAAACATTATCACCATTAATTAAAGTCGTTGAATTTAATTTAGATAAATTTTGCCACGGAACTAACGATGATGTTCCTATATTTGCATCACTCCCGCTATCAAAATCTAAATAATATGTTGTCCCACTGATAGCTGTAAAATTATTATTTAAAGAATCAGTCGACTGAGTTATTTCTATTTGAGTCGGAGTAAAAGTTATACTTTTTTTAGTAGGAGTTATAAAGCCATTAAACTCATTTATAAAAGACTGACTATACTGACCATTAGCATCTGTATATACTATATAGTTACTGGAAGAATCTTCAATAGATACTGTTACTAATGTAATTGGAATACTTGCACTATTTATAGATCCCGATACAATTATTGCCATTTATATCCTTTCATATTCTTGTGAAACTTTAAAGACTTGATCAACGTATTCTCTGTTCCAAGAATCAACTGGTTTACCAAATTTGTATAAGTCTATGATTCTGCCTTGCCCTATATTGTATGCTGCAACTGTCCCCATTAATAATTCATTACCAGATATTCCAACTTTAATAAGAGAATTTCTTTTTTCATTTAAAATATCTATTGCTAGTTTAGTTGCAGGTACAGGAGATTTCCATTCGCCAGCTATTATTCTATCATAAATCCAACCGGGCTTGTTAGCAACATCGTTTATTTGCCAAAATGAATGTGCTGTTCCATTTCCATCAGGATTTCTTACTTCACAATTAGTTTTTGCATCTTTATCTAAATCTATAAACACACCGTATTCTGCATATAAAATTCCTGCAAGTATAGATTCTGGATATGAATCAAAACTCCTTGTTAATAATAATTGAGACACGATAATATCGCCCATGTTGTCTTTTATCCATTTTAGAATATTTTTTTGTGGCTGGCCATTCCACCTACTATTATTTAAGTTAGCTAAATCTTTGGCGGTTTGACTGCTTTGTTGTTTATACTTTATTTGTCCTACTGATTTATCAAATACTCTTAATATAGCTCTTATTTTAGTGGTCCAATAATTACTTTGAACTGAATGATCTATTCCAGAAATTTGAAAGACAGAATTTTTATTATAAAAATCAGGAACCATATCTAAATTAAACACATCTCCAATTTTTAATCCACTTATTCCCTTAATGTCAAAATCTAAATCTGCAGGAATAACAAATTCATATTTACTATTATTTTTTTCAGGACTAGAATATATTTTCTTTTTCATAGCATTTATCAGATCATTTTCATTTACTTCTTTTTTCCATTCTAATCTTGGCAACATCGTTATTTTAAAATCATCGTTGAATCCACTATTGTCTTCAGATGTAAACAGTTGATCTTTATCATTTTCATTTTGTGTCTGATTTGTGTTAGAATCCTCATTTGATGATGCTTTAGCCAATCCTGGAGTGTTAGGCAATTCGTATTTAGTAGTCTTTATAAAAAAATCGACATAGGATTCTTCATTCCATATATTTATTATGCTATCGTTGTCTGTATTTAATTGTACAGGGTCATCAGACTCTTTATTCAGTCCATATAGAGATGTCATAGTAACAGACTCTGGAAGCTTAGTAATAAAATTAATATTTTTTATAATTCCCTCACCACCATACATCTTAAATGTATATAATTTATCAGATTCACCGTCTATAATTTCTAAGAGTTTTGGATCGAAATAATTATCGTCTATGACACACATTTCTTGTGTAGGTTCTTTAATCTTTAACTTAAAATTCCAAAAATTTATACATGCTGAATTTATTTGATTTAATATAGACATCAGTGCATCTACAAGCTTGTCATTATCTTTGAATGCCCTTTTTACAACTTCTAAATCAACATAAATGTGTCTAATATATCCTGCTGATTTATCTGAATTGTCTGGATTGTTGGTTGACTCATTAAATCTTATTCCATATTTCTCATTAGCTTTTTGTCCGTTATTTATATAACAGACACTTAAATTTGTAGACCTTAAAAATTCGTTATTACTTATTTTGTAAGAATTTCTTTCTTTATCTAAAAAACTGCTAAATCTTTTATTATTTATTTCTCTACTGAATCCTTTAGATAATATTTCATTGTTTTTTGATGATATTTTTGGAGCCGACTCTTTACTGCTAAGTCTAAATATCTGCCCGTCTTCATTAGAGAACTTAGCTCCAAGATGTGAATTTACTATTATATCTTCTATGAATCCCCAAGTAACAAACTTTTTGATATTACCAATAGTACTTGTTATATTTGTTACGCCTGTAGGACCTGGGGTTCTTGTTGTTATATTATTTTTTGATTCTCCAGAATCAATATAAACGTGTATATCTCTGCTTAATGAATTATTACTGTTGCTATACTGTCCACTGGTTACAATTTCTTCTAAATCATTTTCTACAAATTGCTTTATTGTCCTTTTATACTTTTGTTCTATTCCACCACTAGAGATTTTTGGTTTTAATTCTACTTGTTGAACTAACTGTAATCCGTACATCAATGCTCCTTCATTAATAACGTCAGTTGTACAATTAAATCCACCATCACTTCTTAGTGTTATATCAAAATTAGATACTATTCCAAAACAACCATCATAATTACCATTGCTTTTTAACGATCTTTCATAAAACAAAAGCCACTGGTTATGCTTATATACATCCAAATCATACAAATCAGAATCGTTAAGAGTAAATAAATCTCCATCTTGTAACCATCCCCATTCAATTAACACAGACCTACCAGGGTTCAAAAAATATGGAGCATATTGATTCAATTGCTGTTTAGAATTTATTTGCCATTGAATCTGGGCTATTCTGGTTCCTCCCCTCGAGCCCTTATATTTAATATCTATCCCGGTAATTCCTGGACGGAACCTGTAAGAATCTGATTCATCATAGACATTGTTAAAAACAAAGCTGGATTGGTTCTCATTTTTATTTTTTATAATGCCAACCATAGAAATAAATTCGGGATTATTTAAAGATTTCACACCACTCGTGACTTTCACCCAAGCAGTAATTTGATTTATTCTTGATTCTGGAAGCTGTTTTTTACTTAGTTCATCTCGAATATTTTGTTGTAAAAAAGAAACATAGGGAAAACCTTCATATCTGCGAACATCTTCAAAGATTTGTGTCATTATAAATTAATTCTTCTTGATTTAATAAAATTTTTATTATCATCTATTTAGGTTCTCTAGTTTAGAAATTATTTCACCTATTCTCGTTCTATTTGGAATGCAAATCTGGGTACCTGGTTCTATGAATAAAGTTCCTTGGATATTATTTGTTATGGCTATGATCCAGTATAGCTCTGGATCATTATAATATTGATATGCCAGTAAATCTAACCTTGTTTCTCTATTTGCAGTTATATAGGTATCAATATCTAATTTAGATATTTCTGGATATAATGTTGAACTATAATATCTCTTACCAGTTTTTGTTTTAAATTGTTTTGTGTGAATATATCGATTCATTTATTTAATAATACTAAATTTCGTTGATTTTTGATTAAAATGTGGCATAATTGTTTTTGGTGTAGAAAATCCAAACATTAACGTAAATCCAATTGTTAATTCAACAATCATAGGTAGTTGGAATCCTTCTTCTATATCCCACAACGTATTTTCATTTGGTCTAAAATTTATACTATCAAAATATCCGTAAATATCATGGTATAAATCTCCAAGAGTTAGTTTAACAATTGGACCACGCATCACATTGTCATTTTTATATTCTGTTGGATAACAAAGACCAACTAATCTATTTATCTTCCTCCACTGTGATATGACTTCTCTCTTGCTTTGTGAATATACGTTTAATGTAAAAGATATTTTTCTAGTTGTTCTATCGTAAGTATAAGAAGTGTCAGCACGTCCCAAATAATTAGTCTCAGTCCAAGTTGGAGAAACATCATCTGCAATATCAGTTAGTATTGCTCTAAATATTATTGTTTCCTTATTAAAAATATCATATACTTTAAACTTTATAGTATCTTTTAGATTATCAGTATAATCTTCACCAATATCTAACATATTTATTTTATCTAAAGAATCATTTTCATTTCCAAATTCTTTAGATTTATCAAAATTCATTTGAGGGAATCCAAGTCTATTTACTATTTCTCTTATATCTGGTCGATTTTCATATCTATTATCTGGATCTGCTTGAACTCCTAAAGACTGTTGATATAATTTTGCTTTATCAATGTTAGATTGATTAATCTTATTTGATATTGCAGATGTTGCTTTGATGAATCGTGCAAACGATGCTGGTAAAGCATTATTTTTAGCACCTCCTGGTTGTGCAAAATTATTAATTATAGAATCTGGATTTAAATAACTATTTTTTTTCCAATTTAAAAATCTATTTTCTAAAGTGTCACCATACAACTCTCTAGCATCCTTATAATTTAATATTTCACTAGCATAACCAATATATTTATCATAGGTAAAATAATTCCCTAAATTATTAGACCATTTTGGCTTTGTCATATCTATCCAAGCAACAGGTTTTGTATATTTAATTCCTTGTTGAGATAAAATCATAATCTCTGCTGCATCTATTCCTTTTCCAAATGCTCTTTCAAAATCATAATTAGATAAAGTTCCTGTATTTGCTAATCCAGAAATAACTGGCAATAAAGCAGATATTCCAACACTTTTTATCGTGTTAAAAATTAAATCTGTAGAATTTGATAAATCTATCTTATCGATATTTGGAGGGTTTGTCGCCATAAATACTTGGGGTGGTATTGTCTGAAATATCATTCTGCTCTTGGGAATTCCTAAAATATTTGGACTTGGTAAGAAATTATTTATTGTATTTTCTATGAATGGATTTCTTAAAGCAATACCAGCTAATCTTAATGCAATTGAAGTAATCCCACCCCTTGTAGCACCAGGAACTAATAAACTTAATCCATTTTGAACTAAATCAGTAACACTATTTGTCCCAAGTAAAAAACCACCTGCTGTAGATATTAATGAGGTGTAACCATATTTTTTATAATATATGTCAAGTAAATTTTGACCATTAATACTATTACTAGAAAAATTAAATTTTTTGTAAGTATCTAATAATGTTGTTTTAGAAAATTCAGTGTCATATAATGGTATATTTTTTTTATAATGTTCTAACAATTTCGACATGTAATTATTTAACTTAATTTATTCAACTGTGTACTTCTTGCAATGCTCTCATTTATTTTTCTACCATCAATGTAAATATTTTTATTTTCATTAATAGCTTTAATGACATCATCTAATTTTTTATTTACTTTATCAATTCCTTCATTAATAGACTCAGATTCATTATATATCTTTATCCCCTCTGCTATATTTTCTAATCCTTTAACGTCAGCAATTCCTTTTATAGAAACTTCTATTGATTTTAATGCGTTTGCTGATTGCATCAATTGAGCACTTGAATTTGCTAATCTTTCTATGTTATCAATAGCAGATGAACCTCCAAATATTCCAGCAAACCTGTCTAACACGTTACTTCCAGTCATAGATAAACTAAATACAGAAATTGCTCCGCTAAGTGCTAATATTCCAACACTTGCAGCAATCAATTTAGTTCCTGAATTTGCTAATCTTTCTATTTTATCAATAAAAGAATTTGATAAAGATTCACCAGCAATTTTAGTTCCAGCTCCAAATATAGCCATTGCCCCACCTAAAGCAATAATTGATAAAATACCCGCTCCAAATAATAATGCTCCAACTCCAGTAAACATAAGTGTTCCTAATCCAAATGCTGCTAAACTAAAAGCAATTAAAGAAGTGGCAGCAACACCTAATGTTGTCCAACTTACATTTTCCATTAATTTCATTGAATAAGCAAAGGGAATTAAAGATGTTCCTAATAATGCTATCGCTAATGAACCGATTAATATTTTATCTGTTGGCATCTTACTCATTATTCCTGCAACTATAGTTAATCCACCAAGTGCAGCACCAGCCATTCCAACATTTTCCCAATCAACTCCTTCAAACTGTTTAAACGCAAAAGCTAATCCAATTAAAGCTCCTATTAAAATTGCTGATATTGCTGCAAATTTTAATATTGATTTCATATCAATTTTTTTAAAGATGTCTACAAACGAACTCATCCCTCTATTAAATTTTCCAGGCCCTTCAGTTTTAAGTTTATCTGGTATTCCAAATCCAAGATCTTTTGATGATGTCTTACCAAATCCACCGAATAATCCACCAATTCTCCTTTTCAATAAATTAAATAAAGGTTTTCTTGCAACTATTCCCGCTAATAATCCAAATGATGCTAATTGTTTTGTAGCATTTGAAAGAAAAGTATCTTCACCTTTTTTACCTTTAAACGAATTTATAATAGAATTAATACCATCAGATATGCTACCAATAAATGTAGCAATTGATTTTACAGCAGGCATTAATGCTTCGAATATAGGTAATATTACTCTTCCTAAACTTGTCGCAACAGCCATTAAATTATTTTTTATGTTTGTTGTTTCTGCTTGAATTCTTTGTTGATTTAACCATTCTTGGTCAGTTAATTCACCCGCTTCTAATTTTAACATCAATTTATCAGATTCTGTTAATAGACCTGCTCTATCTAATTCTGCAACTCTTTGTCGCATTTTTAAAGATTCTTGTATTTTGCTGACAGACAGTCCTGTTACATCTGCTAATGCTTGTTTTTGAATATAATTTAATTTATTAAATTCTTCTAATGAACCTATTTGTTTAAATATTTCCTGAGTTGCTTCACCAATTTTATTGTTAAAAACTAACTGTCTTACCCTATTAAAGTTTACAGATTTTCCCAATAATATGGAAGCTTCTAATTCTTTTTCTATAGATGATTCAAAGTCCATAACTGAATCTAAAATTCCACCAACATCTTTAAGAGATATACCTAATTTTCTTACATTAATAGCAGTCATTATAACTTCTTTTGTATTACCTCTAAAATATTTTCCTATTAATTCAGAACTTTCAGCAATATCATTAAACACGTCAACTGGAGCAATATAAGATGCTATTGCTAGTTGCGCAGTAGTCGCAATCCAATTTTTTAGATTCTTTTCAGTAACTCCATCCATTTCTAATAATTGTTTAGCAAATCCAACTGATGTTTCTTTTGACATTCCTAAATTCTTTTCTAATGTAGATATAATTTGAGCTAAATCTGCTGTTACAAAACTTATATTTTGAAATTGTTTATATATTTCAGCAGCCGATCCATAAATATCTTCTATAGTTATTCCATATTTCCTTGCAGATAATGCAGCATCTTCAAGTTCTGGAGTTAGCTTTTTAGTCTGATCAATTGTCAAACCAGTTACTTTTCTAAAATCTTCAGCCAAACTCTGTAATCTTACAAACTCTTTTATCAATAAAACTATTCCTGTAATAGCAATAGTCCATGGATTTATTAACAACATTCTGGCAAACTTAAGATAAGTTTGAGCTATCCCTCCAATAGCTACTTTAAATGCACCAGCAGTATCAATTCCTTTTCCTAAATTAGAAACAAGTGCTTTACCTATATTTTTGTTGATCTGTTCTTTAATTTTATCTAATTCAAGTGCTTTTGAAAAATACTTTCCACCAGGTATTTTTTCAATAAATGAAAATGCAGTATTTATCATATCTGAAAAAGCTTCTTTAGCAGCAATTAATTGATTGTTTATTAATAGATATGATTGCAATTCTTGTTTTTTGATATCAATCATCTGTTTAGAATCATTCAATATGTCTTTTGCATTTTTTAACGATTTACCCTTTAATATTCTCTCTTGTTTTGCTTTTTCAACAGCTTCTTGCATTTTATTACTAATAAGAGTCATTTTATCAAATGTACTTTTTAATAATTTTTCATCAAATAAAGAAGTACCAACTTTAATTCTTGTAGCATCTAATGTATCTAATAACTGTTTTTTTAATTCAGGCAACATTTTTTGCGTAGACTCTTTTTGAATTTCTATAATTTGTTTTTGAGTAGTATCTCTAATTATTTTTGCAAGTTGTTGAGCAATTTTTTGTTGTTTTGTGCCGAATTTTCTTGCTTGATCATCAGCCATATCATTCATCTTATCAAGCATAGTTTTTATTACTTTGGTATCCATTATTCCAGTACTTACATTTTTTTTCATATCATTTACTGTTCTAAGAATTTGAACTCTTAAATTATTAAATTCTCTACTAAATGATGTAATTTCTTTTTGAGGATCAAAGTGTCGTCTATCTTTATCGTCTTTTTCTTTAGCCATCTATGTTTTTTTAATATATTATGTTTATTTTTCTCTATAATCTTTTAATTTTATCATTTTTAATCAAAATCGATCTATATAAAAGTCTTCTTTTTTTGCATTTAAATCTTTTAAAAATTGTTTTCCTTCTGGAGTATCTAATCTTTGGTTATAATGATCTATAACATCTTTTAATCTTTTTGAAATGTCTGCAATCTCTTTTCTTTTTTCTGGTTCTATTAAACTATCTATTTGTCTCATCTTTGGAGACATTATTTTTACAATAATACTAGTAATTAAATCTGATATAAATCCTTCTTTGATTATTTTATTATCTTTTACAAGACTTTTTAGCTGTAGTTGTTTTTTCATTAAAATTCCTAAAATGTGGTTAGTACTTACTGCATATTAAAGCATTTTTTCATTATTTGTTGGCCATTTTTATTTTTTAATTAAATCTTTAAGATTTATTTTTTCTTTATTCTTATTATTTATATATTTTTTTAATATAAACATTGAATCAGAATCTTTCGATAAATCAAATACACCATGAAATGAAAATCCATAATTTTTCCAATATTCTCGCCCTTTTTCAAATGTCATCAATTCTGATAATGATTTTACAGATTTTATATCAGAATCTTTTGATTTTTCGATTAATTTATTAAACATCTTGATTTCTTGTTTATCATCTAAATTATATCCTAATCTAGCCCATGTATAATATCCATTAAAGGGAAAAGGACTCCATTTTTTATTTCCTGAATAACTTTCTAATTTACCAATTCCAGCTGCATTGGTTTCTAATTTTTTTATATTCATTTTTTTAAAATTATTGACTTGATTAAAAAACATATTAGATCCTGTGCCTTTGGGAGCTTCCGGTGAAATTCTAAAATAATCCATATGCACTAATTTTTTATTAGGATAAATAGTCCTTGTACAATATCCATCATTAGTTATTGCCTCTAATTGAATTTCATCTGTTTTTTGTTTTTCTTTTTTTACTGTTGAACGTTTTGTCGTATGATTCCATATGTACACTTCTATGGGATCTCCCTTTTTAATAAGCTTAGTGTTTATATTTAATATTTGTCCATCTCCCAATAAATTCTGTAATTCATTTTCAGATTTAAAATTAAAAATACCTATGGATTTTTTTTTGTTTGATTCTATATCACTTCCAAATTTCTTATCAGCTTCTTCAATTAAATGTAAATATGCAGAATACGCTTCATAATTTTCGTCACCTTTTTCATATAAATCTATATATTTTTCTCTTAATTTATTAATTACAACATCTGCAGGTTTTTTAAATTCTGGAAATGTTCCATGTTTTATTGTTTTATTTTTTTTTAATAATGCTTTTGCTAATTGATATACTTGTGTTGATTGATTATAAGTTAAGGCACTAGCAACTTTAATTTTTCTATTAGTTGCTTTATTTAATATTTTAGTATTTAAAATATCCTTTGTTGATGCCTCATGTACAAGTTCTCTCAATTTAATTCTAGACTTTTTTCTTGAATTAAATTCTTTTCTTATATCTTGTTTATCATTTAGAAATTCATCAATATAAATTTCTTCATTATGTTTTTTATTTTTTTTTATGGGTTTCATTAAATAAAATGAACAAAAATTAAATTTTTGTTTATATATAAATATTAAAATTTGTTAAATTTATCTTTTTCTTAATGGAATTTTGGGAATTTTAGATAAGTTTTTAGGAATAGATTTAGTTTTTTTGTTTTCGTCTTCTTTAATTTTAGCTAGATAATTAAGATAGAATCTTCTTCTGACAGAAGGCATGCTATATGCTTCGTCGTGTGTTATCGCACCATTAGAATAGTATATTAAATCGAAGATTTCAGCCCAAAGTTTAGGTTTATAATCTTCCGGTAGGCCAAAAAAAGTTAATGTCCATCGGGAGAGATATCAATTGCTCATGTCCGCAAGAGTCACACAAAAAACCAACATCAGTGTTTATGCCCGGTGTTATATCTATCAGATGATCCCTAAAAGCCTTAGAGTCTCTCGTTGACATCTCATCAGAAACTAACCTAAATATCTTTTGCTGACTTGTTTCGTTGTTGTAACTAGTAATAACATAAGATAAACGTGTAGTTATTTCTTGATCTATATCAGTCTTTAATCCCTTTTTAATTCTTTTTAATTGAAAATTTATATTAGTTTCGTCTTTATGAGTTAGAAATCTAAATTTAATATTAATTTTGTTGAACGGTAATGTAAAGTCAAATTCATTAATGCCCTTTGGATATTTTTCAAAGTCTAATTCCTTTGATTCTAAGTCAGATAAATCATAAGTTTTCTCACTTGATTCTCCACAATTTGGACATTTTACTTGAACCTTATATTCTTGTCCGTACAATAAAATTCTAGAAGCAATGAATAGACCATTTTTGTCACCCAATAACAAGTCGTCATAATTTATTTTATCTACGATAATTGATTTTAAAAATTCATCAATAACTATGCCTTTGTTAATAAGATTCTTTGAAGTAAGAATGTCTTCAGATTTGCCCGTCGGATATTTCATTCTAATTTGTCCTGAAGATAAGATACTATCTTCGGGATAAAAATGTCCATTTGATGGTAAAGTTATAACTTCCGAGTTATATTTTTCTTGTTGTATTTCTCTTTGTTCCATAGTGACCTTTCTAATTTTTTGGTATGTTTTTAAATAACTAATCTCATCTTTGATAATGTTTCTTAATTTTGATTTTTAATTCTTGAACTACATTGCTGATTAGGTTGCATTTTTATCTTGTACCAGGTTCATCACTAGATTCGAAGTTGTCAGCATATGACCAACTATTTGTAAACCCAAGAAAGTGAATACCAGTCTTAGTATAATTAAATACACTACTAGAATCTATAAACGTTTGTTTTAACATGCCATTTAAATGTCCGCCTATTTTAACTACACTTCCAGTATTTACTGCACTTATTCTTATAGTATCTGGTGGTGTTAATGTAAAGTATACTGGTGCTGTTAAATTAATTATAGAACCATTTATTACTTTAATTAAATTATATGAAGAGCTTGCAAATTGATTTTTAATCATGAAGCCATAACATGAAAAATTAGAACCAGAAATTGCTCTTATACATGTAGATATCGAAGAACTAGTTGAAGAACTAATTATAACAAACTGCGAATGATGGCTAGAAGAAAAATCAACTTCTGCTCTAATAAAACTATTTATATTATTACTATTTGATCTAACAGAATTACTTTCAATCAAACAGTCACCATTTACCTCAGTCCACATCCATGAACCAGACTGTCCATTAAATGTTTTACCATCATTACTAGCATTTAAATTAGTATTATTATTTCTATTAAAGTTATCAGTTATTGTTGTCATTTTTACTCCTGTTTGTTTTGTTAATTGTTATTTTATTAAAAATTTATTTTTATTTTAACCAATAGATAATTTTTTCATGTATTACTTTCAAATAGTTGAAGTATTTTCTTTTATATTTTTCCAATCTTTTGTATATCTTTTTATAAGTTTATTTTTATCCTTATCAGAATCAACAGTTATCCCAGCATCCATAATTTTATATTCACCATTTATATCTTTTTCTATCCAGTGTCCTTTTGGCAATCTATATTTTTTAACTTGTACCATTTTTTTAGATGCACTGTGTTTAACAGGTCCACTACCTGGGCCACCTTCTTTTAATTCATTTAAAACTTTTTTTATTTCTTTTCTTATTACTTGTCTCAATAATTTATCTTGTTGTTCATACATCGACAATCCTGCTCCTTTTAAATATAGATTTGATATGTATCTAGCTGCTGCCTGAAAATTTTTTCCCTTTGACTTTATTGTATTAATAACTTCTTTTTCCTTTTCTGGGCTTATTGAAACATGATCTTGCTTGATGCCGTTTTGAATAAAATCAATAATTTTATTTGGGTCATAATCTTTAAATAACGGTGCATGACCAAAATTTTGCCATAATTTATCTTTTTGTTTTTGCAACCATGCTGAAAATGAATTATATTTAGTTAAATCTTGTGGCATGAACTATACTCGAATGTTAAAAATTAAGTGTAGCGTAGTCATACGTCAGTTCAACTGTGAGGTCTACTGGATCCCCTGAGCTCCAATCTAAATCACCACCTGTCACGTTGCTTATAAATGCACCCTTTAACGTCCATTCCTCAACGATGTCTCCGACTGGACCAAGCATGTTTAATATAACTTCTTTCTTATAGAAATCAGCATATCCTGCTCTACCAGTCAATGATTCGTAAGACAATCTTATCCATTCCATTACAGCTTGAGCTCCGCTTGGATTGATCGGCTGATATAGTGTCAAACTAATTGCCTGCCACTCTGGCTTTCCTACCAGCTTTCTTTTCATATTAATGTGTTCCATTGTTATCGGGTTCAGATTAATAGTCGGTTTCCCTGAAGCGTGTATTAAGTATGACGGCATTCCGTTAATGTACATTATGAATCTATTTTTAACTTGAGGTTCAAATTCTTGAAAATGTAGTTCCTCTGGATCAAGAAGTTTAGGCACAGTTTTTTCTCCTAATTAAATTTCTTATTTTACTATAAATATTCAATTTTTTATTTTTGTTTATTATTTTTTTAAATTTGTATGTTTAACACCAACTGTATTAAGTAATTCTTTTCTTCTTTTTTCTATTTTATCTATTTGATTTGTAAAATATTGTTTTTTAATGCCTATAGCTTTATTCTTTTTATCCATTAATTTTCTAATTCTTTCATTATAATTCCGCATAGTTTTAGAATAATCAGATATTCCAGATACTGTATCTTTTGATTGTTTTTGTTTATTCCATTCCATTCCTTTAACTCCATACTCTTCTAATTCTTCTTCAATTTCATCACGAATATATTCTCTCAATTTATTTTCTTTGAGAACATTATTATATTCTTCTTTAATAATCTTTATTAAATTAGATTTTTTAATTGTACTTTCATTTAAAGCATCATTAGTAATTATACCTACGTTATTTTTAGTTTTTATTATTGAATGATATTGACTAGGACTAGCAATATAAACAACTTTTTGATCTTTTTTTAATTTTTCTTTTCCATCTATTTTTTTTAAAACAAAAAGATCAAATTTTTGTAAATCACTAATATTCTTAACATTAGATAATTTTTTAATAATAAGTAAATCAGAATCTTTAACAATATTAACAACATCTCCTGATTTTATACTTTCTTTTAAATTCATTTTATTCTCCAAAATAAAATTCTTGTTAACAAAATCAACTGGAAGATGTAGTGTCTTTGAATTATATGCTATTTTATAAATTGATCTTCCCATATTATCTTTAAATTTATTTATTGCAACTATAATATCGTCGTTTTTAATTGATACATTACTTAAATTTATATCTTTTTTAGCTCTAAATTTTTGAACAGATTCTTTCATAATTTCTACCTTATTTAAGTTCTTTTTACCAACAAATATTTTTCCAGAATTATTTTTTATTTTTATTCCATCTTTAGTAAATCCGTCTATTTTTCCATCAAAAGTCTTATCATTGCTTGGAAAATGATATTTTACTGTTTGACCTATGTCAAAATTAGTTTTGTTTACTTCTTCTTTTAAATTCTTTTCCATCTTGTCTAAAGCTTGATAGTAATTTGGACTTTCTCTAAGATGCGCCAATGCAATTTTTCCATATAATACATAATCTTTTACACTATTAGTTCCTGGTGTTTTATCAAGATCTTTGTGTTCACTCATTTCTATTTTTATTCCCTCATAAAAATTTTCTATCTGTATTTTTTCAAAATTTACATTTAAATATTCTCCAATTTGTCTAACTAGATCTAAAGTTAAAATATCTACTTTTTTGCTTAAATCTAAAGTATAATCTGTAAGTTCTTTAATCATTTAAAAAAATTATCTTATAGCTGTACTTCCGCTAAGATATCTCCACCATCCTCTACTATCTTTGTAAACAACATAACTATCAGATCCAGAATCTACTAAATAAAGTGAACCAGTAGTAGCTAATGGAAATATAACATCTAATCCTGATGCAGATGGAGGAACCAATAGCGATTCAGTTGTATTCATATGAAAATTTACTCCATCAGTTTCAACACTTCCTGAAACAGAAAAACTTCCAGTAGTGGTTACATTACTATTTCGTGTTATTACTCCATCATTACTCTGTGTCCAATAAGCTGTTGTTGCAAAACTTGCTGTTGCAGCAGTTCCGAATAAAGATGCAGTAACGCCATTTGAAACATTAACACTACCAGTAAAAGTATGTGTATCATCTGTACTATTTCCAAATAGAGTAGAACCACTTTGATATATTATAGAAGAGGATATTATTTCCATGTGATATTCTTGTGCAACTATATTACCATCTACATTTAATGATCCAGTTATTTCAACATTTCCCTGTCTAGATATTGCTGCTGCACTCTGTGTCCATTGTCCAGATCCCGTTATCGGATATGTTAATGTTAATTGTCCTCCTATTGTAACTGAACCAGTGTAATTACGTAGGTAATCCATCTGTTCTGAGATGTAAAGACTCAATTTATTTCTCCTTTTAAAATTTCAAGTTCAAATTCTTAAATATAAATATTAAATTTTTATAATTTTTGTTTGAAATACATAAGTAATTTAGCTCTTTGACTATTAATGTTTTCAAATATATTCTTTGCCCAATTTAATGTTTGTTTGTTTGGTTTAAATTCTTTTATTTCTCTTATTAATTTATTTTTATTGTTAATATTTTTTATTTTTTTAAGACATTCTTTAACCTCTTTTTTACTTTTTGAGTTTAAGTTTGGTTTGAATAATTTTTTATTAGTCTCAACTTCTATAATGATTTGCTGATCATTATTTATTAATTCAACATTTTCTACGATTACACTTTCTGAAAGTATTTCAAACTTATCTTTCCATGGTTGGAACACAGTATTGTTTGCTATTACTTCAAGAATTACGTCTCCCCTGTTTAAAAAACTGTCTGAAATTGGAGGAATTTCTATAAAACATTCATTATTTTTATAAATGCCCTCAAAAAAGATCTTAGTTTTTGATGATTCTGGTGACAGTATTAGACGCATTTGTCTTTTTGGATTATCTCCAGCTCCCTTAATGCTTATTTTACACTTAAAAGTCTCATTCTTGTTTCTATTCAATGTTAGCACATAATTTCTCCAGTTTTATATAAATATAAAAATTTAAAATATTGTCTTCTATGGACTAAATTGATACCAATAAGTACCATTATGTTTATATAAATATGTATTACCATTGTTAGCAATTGTTAA